TGCACTATCCGATATTCAATTAAACACAGAATTAACGACATTAGCTGAATTAGCTAGGTATGGAATAGATGTTGATGATAGTATTTTAATTTCTAATGAAGAACGTTTTGCCTCTCAATTTAATCCGGAAATAGAAATATTAAATATGAATGATATGATTCCATGGTTAAAAAACATACAATGTGATTATGTTTATGTATCCGGAGCAGGACTAAGTTCAATAACAGGAATAAAAACTGATTTTAGACAGAAGTTGGCCGAGACAGGAATTCAGTATGCAGATTCAACAAAATATCAACGTGCTAATTTTTCGAATTACAAATTTCCGGTCGCAATAAGATTCAGGTTGATACCTGACTTTAATGAACCTAACAATGTAGCAAAAATAATCACAATAGTAAATAGTCAACCAGTTAACTTGGAAAAGAATGAAACAATGTAAAATAATCGTCAAAGACGAAGTGAATGTAAAAATAGAGGGACTTGAACTATCAGAGCGCAAAGCACTGATGAAAATGTTTGAGTACGAAATACCCGGTGCACGTTATCTACCTGCAGTAAGACTAGGTAGATGGAATGGTAAGGTAAGCTATTTCAGTTTAGCTGGCAGCACCTACATCAATCTATTACCTGAAATACTTCCCTACCTAGACAATGCAGGATATGACATTGAACTAGATGATTTAAGAGATTACACAACAACCTTTACTTTTGACAAAGTGTCCGAGGATACATTCAAAGATAAGAACTGGCCTAAAGGTCATCCCAAAGAAGGTGAGTCAGTAGTACTACGTGATTATCAAATTGAACTTGTAAACAACTTCCTAGAAAACCCGCAATCATTACAGGAGATTGCTACAGGTGCAGGTAAAACATTAATGACTGCGGCACTATCTAATAGTGTTGAGAAGTATGGTCGTAGTATTGTCATTGTTCCGAACAAGTCACTAGTAACACAAACGGAAGCAGATTACATTAATCTAGGATTAGATGTTGGTGTGTACTTTGGTGATCGCAAAGAATACAACAAAACACATACTATCTGTACTTGGCAAAGTCTTAACAATATGCTTAAGAAAACAAAAGCAGGTGAGGCAGAAGTAGAAATTGGAGACTTCATTGAGGGTGTCGTTTGTGTAATGGTTGATGAAGTTCATATGGCTAAGGCAGATGCACTCAAAACATTGCTTACTGGCGTATTTGCTAAAGTGCCCATTCGTTGGGGACTAACAGGAACTATCCCGAAAGCTAAGTTTGAAGCACAGAGCATCTATGTAAGTTTGGGTAATGTAATTGGTAAACTAAGTGCTAGTGAGTTACAGGATCAAGGTGTTCTTGCACGTTGTCACGTTAACATTATGCAATTACAAGATGGTAAAGAGTTTACTAACTATCAAAGTGAATTGAAACACTTACTAGAAGATAGTGAACGATTGGATAAGATAGCTAGTTTAATTAGCGGTATTAATGATACAGGTAATACATTGATCCTTGTTGATAGGGTGAATGCAGGAAAAGAGATTGTCAGTAGATTACCCGGTAGTGTGTTTGTTAGCGGTGCTACTAATATGGTTGAAAGGAAAGAAGAATATGATGAAGTTGCAACCTCAAGTAATAAAATTATTGTGGCAACATATGGTGTGGCTGCTGTTGGTATCAACATACCTCGTATTTTTAATCTGGTTCTCATTGAACCTGGAAAATCATTCGTCCGTGTTATCCAAAGCATCGGTCGAGGCATTCGTAAAGCAGAAGATAAAGACCATGTACAAATCTACGACATAACAAGTAGTTGTAAGTTTGCCAAACGTCACTTGACCCAACGTAAAGCGTTTTACAAAGAAGCAAACTACCCGTTTGACGTAGAAAAGTTGACATACAGATAAGAATATGATAGAATAACAACATGCGAATATTAACACTAGACAACGAATTCTACAACCTAGAAACACTTCCCGAAGAAATTGACGACCTGAGGTTTGCAATACTAGACAACAGTAATCCGGCAAATGTAGATTACCATTACATCCCATTAATCTTTTTAGAATCATTTAATAGCCCTGCACTTGTATTGAAGATTGGAAACAGTACGATTAAGATGCCAGTAGATTGGCAAATTCTTATTGGTGAACAAGAGCATGGTGACTTAGAGACATTGCCTTTAACGAGTATTAATGATAGAGGCTTTAATGCGTTTGAGTTTAATCCGTTGAGTAGCTTTAGTCCTACGTTTCAGCCTATTGAGATTGTAGACATTTACCACGATGTGACATGGTATGCACCTCGATTGAAGAACGGACAATTCTTGTGTGTACCGATTGATGATGGACCCAAACCACGATGTGTTTATTTTGTAAAAGAGATTAGTCGTAATTGTGAAATTGTAGATTATTCACAGGCATTCTAATGGCAACTAAAAAGAGTACTCCCATTGACGAGAAGTTTGAAGCACAAGACTTTAACTTGTTTGATGCACTTGCGGCTATGGACAAGAAAGACTATGGTTATTATGATAGGTTAACAGAAGAACAACAAAAGAAGTTTGTTCCCTACATGATGACACATTGGATGAGTGCTATTAAAGGGTCAGTAAAAGATTCAAAATATTATGTATTGGGTACGAATGAGTATGCAAATAAGCATTTGTTCAATGAGCATGTTCAGAAACATCCTAAGCTTCAATGGCTAATGTTATGCTGTAGTAGTCCAGATAAAGGTAAACAATTCCATAAATGGATTCCTCACTTAGGTAGCAAAGTAACATCATTAAAAGAGCCTGCTAAAGTAAAAGAGATTAAAGAATATTACACTAAAATTTATCCTAAGGCAGATAGCGATAGTATTGATGAGATTTCAAAACAGTTTGTAATAGAGCATAAACGTAAATGCTATCTAGCAGAAACATTCCCTAATTTAAAACAATCAGACATTGAAGTATTATCACAGTTGGTGACAGATGAAGATATCAAGCAGTATGAAAAAGACAGAGGCAATTGACAAACCAGCATATGGTTGTGAATTCTGCAAAGCCACGTTTAGGCGTGAAAGTACCATGCTTACTCATATTTGTGACACTAAACGTAGATGGTTAGAACGTGATAAGCAAGGAAATAGAATTGGATTTCAAGCTTGGCTTAGATTTTACAAAAAGAATACTGCTGGTAATAAGAATAGAACATATGAAGAATTCATTAAGAATCCTTATTATCTAGCGTTTGTAAAGTTTGGGTCATACTGTGCTGATATTAAATGTATTAATGTTGGTGTGTTTAGTGATTGGTTATTAAAGAATAACATCAGCGTTGACAACTGGAGACAAGATAGTAACTACACTAAGTTCTTGTATGAGTATTTAAGAATAGAAGATCCATTAGATGCGATTGCTAGAAGTATTCAGACAACTATTGACAAATCTCAAGAAGAAACAATACAGCCCAGAGATTACCTCAGGTATGGCAACATAAATAGTATTTGTTATTGTATCACTACTGGAAGAATAAGTCCATGGATGTTGTATCAAAGTGAGAGTGGTGTGAAGTTTCTAAGTTCACTGACAAGTGACCATCAACACATGATTATGGATTACATAAATCCTGAACAATGGGCTATTAAGTTTAAACGTAAGCCTGAAGATGTACAGCAAGTTAAGGAATTATTAAATGCAGGCGGGTACTAGAGTTCGTATTCCATGGGAATCAAATCACAAACATGCTACATGGAATGAAATATGTGCATGGGCAGTAGAACAATTTGGATTACCGGGCGATAGATTTGAGACACATGCAACCGAAGATTACATGGATTTCTATTTCAAGGATGAACGTGATGCAATACATTTTGAATTAAGGTGTGGCTAATGTTAGTAATAGATTTTATCGATCCGTTCGGTGTAGAAAAGCAAATAAGAATTAAACTGTTAGATAAGCCTTGGGTTGAACAGTGGAAAAACTATGTATTCAAATTGTATGACAGAGTTCCCTATCTAAAAATATCATTGGATCATACCATATGGAACAGTATGTATCATAGTGCTCCTGCTACTCAATTATTAGGTGAGCTTAAAGATGCATTAGCTTACTTCAACGATAAATTTCCTCAATATGATTTTAGTTATGGTGTTACAGAGATTGACAAATACATTGCCGATCCTCAAAGTATTACACAACCTTTCTTAAATTACACACATAGATGTTTTACTGCTGTAGCAAAAGACTTCTACGACCGCACTATTGTAGTACCTGAGGGTATTGCACGTGATGATGTATTCCACCCAATGCACGTATTGAATGATAATACACATAGATTAGAATGTATTTCATACAAGAAAGCACCTAGAAGAATAGCATGTGCTCACGGTGAGTACTTCACATTTACTACAGAGAATATTAACTCTGCTATGCATAAGCAGAATGACAAGTCCCCTTGGGAAACTAATGGAGTAGAATTACTCAACACAGCACATGACTTTGACTACATTAACGAAGATTACCATCACAATGTGTGGCTCAATGAAGACATTCAGGGCAAGGACCAATTTAAATGCTGGCTCGATGAAGATGATGCATCACAAGATGACATTACAGGTAATCTCCTAGTTACGCCCAATCTGATTATGGATCGTTATGGTACGTTGACTGGGATACTTGATAACCCTGACTTCCAAGAACAGTACCGAAAACTTAATAAAAAGCTTAATAGATTCCCGATCGGTGATATTGACAATGTTGATGAAGTTAACTGGGAAGTTGATTTGAAATACAGTGAAGAAACGTGTAATATTCCTAAAATGAAAAGTATTACATTGTGTGGTAGACCACTGTGGAAGTATGAATAATGTTAGTTTACAAATACTTAGACAGAATTGGTCAAGAAAAAGAAATTGTTATTGAATTAGCTGATACACCGTTCGTTAATGATTGGAAAAAGTATTTGCTAGATGTACACAATAAGGTTCCTAATCTTAAATGGGGCTTTGGATTAGTAGGTAATGGTACTAGTGAGGGTATTAGAAAAGACCCATGGCCAATCATTGATAAGTTATTTGACAGCTTTAAGTTTCTACAAAAGCATACAGATTTCATCATGGAATATGATGATTACCATTTGTTAAAAGAATGCAGAACTTTCAATAGGTTTGTTAATAACATTGACCAACGTCATTTAAACAGATGGCATAGACAATTTACTGCCTTGGCTAAACGACATGAGTTAAAAGAATTGCCAATGAGTTCAGAAGTATCTGAATCTGAAATCTATCAAAATATTCATAACATTAATATTTTTGTACATGCGTTAGAATACATGACATATCCATTATGTGAAAGACGTAAAGAATACTTAAATCAATTCTTCTTTCGCATGAGTCCAGTAGAAGAAGAATCAAACGGATATTCGCATGTGGTCAATGATTTGTTGTACACTACTGAATTGTCAGTTCCAATTGAACACAAGTTTGATTTCTTAACAGAAAAATATGATTACACAGTGTGGTTGAATGAAGACATATTGGGTAAAGATTTGATTAAGACGTGGTTAGACCACGATGATTTAACTATGTCAGATGTAACAGGTAATCTGTTTATGACTCCCAGTTTAATGTTTGATCCTAATAAGATTATTTCTAAGATTCTCAGCAAGCCCGAGTTTAGAGAAGAAGCATCGTCTACCGGAAAAACTTTAGATAGATATCCAGTTGGTAACATTGTTAACATTGATAAGATTGATTGGTTTGAAGATTTCATGCATGATCCACATAGACTCACTCATTGTGAATCTAGTATTATTAAGAGTATTGAGTTAGACGGGGTCGTATTGTGGAGTTACAATATTGAGAAATCGATTAAGTTTAATACTACATTTGAACCAAAGACTTTAGTACCTAGAATTCATAAATGGGCTAACATGAATGATGTTAAATTTACTATTAAGTCTGCGGGCAATGGTATTATTAAAATTCTATTCGAAAAGGATGAAGATTACACTAAGTTCTTCTTAACATGGAACTTTAAGTGGGATACTAGATGTTATGTTTTTGAAATGGTGCATATTTGAAACAGGTAACATTGTACATTGATGTTATTAGAACCTTAGAAATAGTGTATGAGTTAAAAAAACACGGTTGGTTCATGGGTAAAGATTTTGATTTTGCATATCATAAACCAATCTATGATAGCTTTAGCGGATCCAATTGGGAACCAGAACTAGAGAAGCATACTGTGTTTACTTTTTACAATGATAGTAATGCAAGTTATTTTATGTTGAGGTGGGGATGAATACAACAGAAGAAATTGTTAATCAAGTGGCCGATCAAATGGCTAAAGATATTGATACACTAATGTTAATGTCTGCATTAGGATGGAATTCTTTTGACTTTAGCGAAGGTACAGTTTATGGTCAACAATATTTGACTGTACAACCAATGAATAGTGTTAAATGGAAAGAAATGGAAGCATGGATAGTAGAAACATTTGGACCAACTGCATCAGATGGGGTATGGACACCTAATATGCGATGGTATATGAATAATTCTAAATTTTGGTTTCGTGATAAAAAAGATTTAGAATGGTTTCTACTAAGATGGCAGTGATGTATGAACACTATGATGAAGCAGGATGGGAACATACACAACCGGGTTGGTATGAATGTTCGGTTAGAACAGAAGACATAGACAAATATGATGAAATGACTCAATGGTTATTAAACAACATAGGCAAATACAAAAGACATTGTAGATGGTGTGTCACTGATGTAAATGTAGTTAGTTTCAAGTTTAGATATGAGCGGGATTACATCTTGTTTACATTGAGGTGGAGTTAATGGCTACAATATCTCAAATACAAGATTACGATGACGATGATCCAGAAATAGACAAACGAAAGAATCGTTGGAACTATTGGGAAGCATTGAAGAAAGTTCGCAAAGAATATATGAATGATGTGTCAGAACTTGCTGGACAATTTGATGCATTTGACTTTGAAGATTACTTATTAGAAAACTACGGCTTAAAGATGAACATAGTTGACGGTAACATAACAGATGGTTATGAAATTGTCGATGAAAAGAAATACCTAATATTTTTATTAAAATTCCAATGAACAATACTCCCTTTCCCATAACATCTGTACAAAACGATAAATTTCTAGTATCATGGCCTAAATGGCAGAACATTAAATACTTTGATACAAAGAAAAGACTATTGGCTGTGTTGTTTGCTGATATCGGTAGTGAAGAAGTTGGTATCGCAATAATGGCAGGGGTATTAAGTGGTGGAGAAATAGATGTTATGTGGATAACAATGCATACTTGGGCGCAAGATATCAATGGTGAATATGCTAGATACCTAGAAGATATGTATGATATTAAAGGCGTGGCATTTAATAATGAAAATGAAGCACTAAAGTTTCAGGATTATTTAGAGAAGAAATATATTTGGAAAACATTACAGGCATAATATGGCAATGTTAAAGAATACGGGCACATTCAGTCAATTACCCTACATTGAAGAAACCAAATGTTTGGATGAAACAAGAATATTGGGTAGCAAAACCCAATACACATATGATTGTGTCTTTAAAAAAGAAGATCCTAGTGTTATTGTAAAATGGTGCAGACGAAACTTTGGGCAACGAGGTGATGGTTGGGACTTTTATTTAAATCAAGGCCGTGTTACAATAGAGATTAGAAATGACAAGTATAAAGTAATGTATGAAATGTGGTATGTGTAATGGCAAATGATATTATGATAGACATTGAGAGTTTAGATACAACACCTAACTGTGTTATCTTAACCATTGGTGCAGTAAGATTTGATCCTAAAGGCAGTGGAGTTGTTGAACGTTTAGAACTACGACCTACAGTTGAGGATCAAACAGAAATTTACGGGAGAAGTATAAATGAAGATACATTGCGATGGTGGAGTGAACAGAGCCCTGAAGCACTTGAAGAAGCTATGGGAGACGGGGGACGTGTGCCATTTAAAGAGTGCATGGAGACCCTTTATAAGTTCTGTTGGAACCGTCGTGCTGTTTGGAGTAATGGTGCACCTTTTGACTTAGTTGTAATGGAGAATGCTTGGCGACAAACTAGCGATAAGCCTAATCCTATTCCCTGGCCTTTTTGGACGATGCGTGACACACGAACATTGTGGGAAATAACCGGAGTGAGTCTTAAAGATGGTGGACACACTACAAGCCACAAAGCAGTAGAAGATGCCGAAAGACAAGCTA